TCACGATTTCTCGGAGGCGCATGACTTCGGTGATCAGTTCGAGGTTATCGCTGGTCAGTCGCTTGATGGTGTCCTCGGCTTCAGTGAGGGCGGCGGCGCGCATCTCGTGCTGGGCGATCTCCGCTCGGGCCGATTCGAGCGAAGACCTAAGCGCGCGGAGGTTGTCTCGCATCACGTCGTCCATTGACCAAGCCTAGCCGATGGCCGCTGGTCAGCCCATGCCCGAAAAAATTCGGTTTCGGTAGATCGCCAGTGGCCCATGCCCCGAGAACCGTCCGAACGTTTAAACGTTCACGAGCTGGGAGCGGGGTTCATGAGCTCCGTGAATCCGGTCACGTGTTTAAACGGATCTACGTTTAAACGTAGGGCATGGGCGTCTCCCGGGTAGGGCATGGGCGTCTCCCGGGTAGGGCATGGGCGTCTCCCGGTCAAATGTCTCACCGTGAGACATTTGCGCACGTTACGCTGGCCGAGGAAACACGATCGGCGCCGACCCTGGGTAGGGGTAGCGGTTACGGTGGTTTGCTTGCCTTAGACGTGCAAAACAGCCGCCTAGGTTTCGCTAGGCGACGCGATCGGCATCGAGCCTATGCTGGGGTATGGGGTAGGACACGCGCGCCGCTACGGTGCGGCGCGCGTGGGTGCGGCGGGTATTACTTGAGAGCTTGGACTAGCGTCCGCAGACCGTCGCGGGTCAGATCCTCAATGCGGTCGATGAACTGATACGCGGTCGCGGTTTCGAATGCTTTCACGGCATCGTAAAGGATGCCCAGTCCGCACACGTCGATCCCATACGAACGGGCGATCGTGACTGCCTTAGCTACCGATGCGGTTCCGTGGTCACACTGGCCATCGGTCATCACTAGCAGCACCTTGCGATCGGCTTGCACGCGTGAGAGTTCGCGGGCGGATGCAATGATCGCGCCCGTTAGTTGCGTGCCACCTGAGATAAAGGTGCTCGCGACGTGAAACGCGCTGATGCGGTTCCGTAGCTTATGCGACCATGCCTTGATGACGCGTCGCTCGCTAGACCATGCGCCGCGCCCGTGACTGAATCCTTCCGGATCATTGAACAGCGTGATCTGTACGGGCGCATCCACTGACTCGCACGCTTCCGCGATCGCGTAGGCTAGCGAGAACGCGGCACGATAACGGCGGACGCTATCGATCGCCGTTCCCATCGAGCCGCTACCGTCGATCAGTATCTCAATCGCCGCTACCGTGCCTTCCGTGGTAGAGCGCCGCCGAAGCACGCGATCAGACAGACCCCATCGGACCATCGCGCGCGGGTCGATACGTCCGCCTCGCTCGCGCCTTGACCATGCCAATCGCTCGGGCGATCTGACAAGATGCCGAACTTGCTGGCGAAGTATTGCGCTTGACTTGAACAGTTCGCGTAGCGCGGGCAGATAGCTTGCATCGGGACCGTAGGACTCAACCTCGATCTTCGTGTGCGTCGCGTTAGCAGTCTGATCGAATATCTCGCGATCCTCGATCGACACGTCCGGCAGTTCGACATCTAACTCGGCGCTTTGTAGGTCTTCTACTCGCGGGGTCGCCTTACCTTTGCCCGCACGCGTGCCGCCTCGACCTTGTGGGTCATCTTGCGGCTCACCCTGGGCGTCACCCTGGGCGTCACCCTGGCACGCTTCCGGCTCACCCTGGGCGTCACCCTGGGCGTCACCCTGGGCGTCACCCTGGCTCGCTTGTGGCTCACCCTGGGCGTCACCCTGGCTCGCTTGTGGCTCACCCTGGGCGTCACCCTGGGCGTCACCCTGGCTCGCTTGCGGCTCGCCTTGTGGGTCACCCTGGCCCGCTTGCGGCTTGTCACCGTGCGGTGACTTAAGAGCATCGACTAGTCGTTCGACGATCGGCAATATGTCACGCGTGCACGTCGCGTGCTGTAGGTCATCTAGGGCGCGGTCGAGTAGCTTGCCCAAGTGGGGATCCATCTTGGCGCGTAACGCGTCCGCATGCTTCAAGGGCGCGCCGAGTTTGGCGCGGCCGATGTAGGCTAGCGCCCATGGGAACGTCTCGCCGTTAACTGGCGCCTTTCGGTTCAGCGTCTCAACTAAGCGCGCGAGGAGCGACTCGGCGCCATGGGTGCCGCGCTTGGCGGCGTTGATAAGCTCGCGTTCCATGCGCGCGTCTTCTAAGGCATTCATCAAGTGCGCGCCGCCCTTGCCGAAACGTTGATAGGCTTCACCGAATGCTTGACTGTCGGTGAACAGCACGTGACCCGCCTCGTGTAACCACAGCGCCGCTAGACCGTCCGCATGTTGGCGGGTGAGACGCTGGTCAGGATGCATCGCGGGAAGGTACAGCGTCGCATGGATCGCCGTGCTGACTTTCCACTCGACCGCCGCGATCGCCGATGGGTGAGTCGCGACGGTTGTATAGACTTTCTTACCGGTCACGTCTTGCACTAGCGCCGTGAACGCGTCTCGCGCCGCTTGCGTGTACTCGTCTGCGCGGATCATTGCGATGCTCCAAAATGACCGACCGCGATTTGCGTGACCACCTCGCGATCGAGTGGGGTCACGTGGTTATAGATCGCGGTGCGTAACGCATGGGATAGCGTGACGCCTTGCTGTAGCAGAGTGATCAGCGCGACCAAGCGTCGGAATCCGATCGGTTGACTGATGTCACCGTTATGGCTCGCGACTCTCGTTAGCTGGCAAAAGTCGACAACGTTCGACGCGAGCTTGGGCGTGCACTCTGTACGCGCTTGGAGCGCCTTGATCTCCTCGTCTCGCGGCAGATAGTCGACATCGATCACGGCAGTAAACCGATCGAGTAGTGCCGCATTTAACTGCGAGACGCCAGCGTATCGGCCGGTATCGTCACCATGCCCGATCGAGTTATCGGCGGCGATAAAGACCACACCGGGAGCGCACGGTATGCGCGTGCCGTCTTCACGGGTCACGGTGCGGCGGCTATCGAGTAGCGGTTGTAAGGTGGCGACTAGCCCATGGCGCGCGAGCGATATCTCGTCAAGAACGATGATCGCGTAGGGGATCTGTATGCCCGCGAGTAGCACACCGTCACGCCATACCGTCCCAGACTCGTGACCCGATGGTGCCGGGACTTCCTGCCCGATCAGCGTGTCCGTTTCGGTCGATAAGGTGAACGCAATCTCAACTAGCGGGCGACCGAGCCTAGCGGCCAATTGCTGGGCTAGGGTGCTTTTGCCCGTTCCCGGCGGACCGCCTAAGAAGAGATTTGACCCTGACTCGATGCACGCCACGGCGATGTTAAGGGTCTGCGGGTCATACACGTAACTGGGGTCGATCGCGGGCGCGTCGGGACTGCCGTGCGTGTGGCAGTGGCCGTTAACGTTTACTTGGAAAACATCGCGGATCAGATGACGCTCGCCCGACTGGCCCACGCGTGTGGGGATACGGCGCGCGTGACTCTCAGTGACTAGGGTTTCGATCGTTTGGAGCATCGCATCGATCGGCAACGCACGGATGCGCGCAACCTCGGATGCGATCGGATCTGCCACTGGCTCAACTGTCGGCGGCGCGACTGGCTCAACTGTCGGCGACGCGACTGGCTCGACTGTCGGCGACGCGACTGGCTCGACTGTCGGCGACGCGACTGGCGCGGACTGCGGCGCGAGACGCTGCAGATCGGCATCGGTCGCGCTGGCTGGGATCGGTATGCCCGCTTGGATAAGGGCGCGCTTAAGCGCAAGACGTTGATCAAGGTTGAGAGTTTGCATGTGATGGTTTCCTTAGTTGACGACAAGGTGACCCGCGCACCCATTGATAGGGCATGCGGCGAGACGATCGAAACGTTTGGTCTGCGCGAGCGACGCACGGAGCACTAGTCCGCATGACGCGGTACACGTGATCTTAAGGAGTCGCGTCGGTTGAGACGCGGGCAGGGTGATCGACGCGTGGGGCAATGGTCCGACTGATTGGACTAGGGCGGCTAACTGACTGGTCAGGTGAGCGGATGGGATCGGCTTGTGATACGGGCGCTCAAAGCCAATAAGACGGGCATACATGCTAAAAGGCGCGGCATGCGCGGTCGACATGTCCAGGGTCGCGTGTAGCATCTCATGGGTGAGGTGAACGGCGATCTTGATGGCGTCTTGCGGGCCGAACTCGGGACTGATGAATATTTCGGCGTGGCCGTCTTTGGATTGAGCACGCGAGAGCGTACGCGAGAGTGCTTTGCGGGAGTTGGGGGGAAAGCCGAGACAGACCCGATAGTCGATCAGCGCGATACCTTGACGGGCCAAAACGTCGTCTTGAATTAGCGATGCAAGACTAGTCAGCCATGCTTCGCGGTCCCAATTTTGAGTCGTCATGTGATGGTTTCCTGAGTGGTTTGATGACTGCGCGCGAGGTGCACGCGTGCGAGAAACGTATGCTATAGCATGTATTTATACTGAGACTCATGTCACAAAACGGTAACGGTTAAACGTAATTAAGTAACGGCATGAGGAGCGGGCGGTGGTGGCTTGTTACCTTTAAGTTACTGAAAAGGTTACGGAAATTAGGCGGGGGTAACAAGGCCGGCGAGGTTTGTTACCTGGTTAAGTTATTGATTTTCGGTCTGTTTTTAGTCTAAAGGTAACAAATAACAAGATTAGAAAAAAAATTTCGATAGTCAAAAATGGGGGTTAGTGACCACTTTAAGTTGTATTTAGGGAGTTCTATATAGAGGTAGTTGGCGGATCCTCGCGGCCGCTACCGCCTTGTTTTTATTGAAGTTTTTTTTTACTTTTCTGTTTTTTGGACCAAAAAAAGGCCTAACTCGTTGAAAACAGTAAGAAAAACCGTTTACCTTTTCGCTGGTCATTTTTTAACCACTGACCCTTTTCGTTATTCCCTAATCGGATAACGCGTTATTCCCGATTTGGATAGCGTTTTGGGTATGTTTTGACCCATGCTCGACCGCGTGTGGACGTTTAAACCTGGACAGCACGGATTAGTGCTATTTATACGTGCGCATAATTAAATGTTATTGCGATAACACTGGATTATAACCAAAACTCTAGGTTAATCAGCTACTTAGCTAGCCTGTGGTTTACACGTTTAAACGCATAGTCGTTTACGATCAAGAACTTACCGAGCACTCACCTTTGGGGGCGTTTAAACGTGAAGAGTCACTCGTAAACTACTGATTTAAATGGGAAATTTGATGAAAACTTTCGGGTTTTTGAAACAGCAACGGAAAAATTTACAGAAGGTCCCCAGACATTTTTCGAGTTTTGGATTTGGCCCTTAAGTCGTTGACGATTCGACCGAAATCAACTACTTGTTCTGCTCATGACGCGTCGTGAACTGGAAGCCCATGGCGAGGACGTCCTCCACCGCCACTACGATCCCGACGACTACCGCTGGCTCCCGCCCGAGTTCCTCCTGGATAACACCCATCCAGGAAACAACCTATACATCAAGAACTTACACCATATCGAACGAGCCCTAAACGACCAGAAGGCCCGCTGTAAACCCCGCCACGTCGAGCTCGTCCGCGCCCTAGTCAATGGCCTCTCGCCTCTCCAGGCGGCCGCCAAGGCGGGCTACAAGCACCCCCATCCCATCCTCAAGCGTCCCGAGGTCAAACGCCTCCTGGCGCTTTCTAGGCACTTCCAGCAGGCCCTAGACGGTCCGAACGTCGCCACCCGGATTGCCATGCTCTACCGAATTGCGGTCAACAACGAGCACGACGAGCCGAAAACTAGCATCCAAGCCATTGAAGTTATTAACAAGATGACCGGACTATACGATCAGAACTCGCTAGCTCCGCAAGTCATCAAGATCCAGTTCGACCACCAGCTTCTCCCCCGTACGGAGCTCGACCAACTTCCCACCGGAGTGACCCTCGATGCCCTACCTCCGCCCCCCGAATCTACCTAGCCCGCCGCAGGGCGATCCGTCACCGATTTACCTCGTAAAAGTGATCGAGGCGACCGACCTGCAGGCTGTTACCAACGAGTTTCTAGTTTTGTTACCTTCCCTCTATCCTGACACGTATCCCGTGTTAGTAGAGCTTCACTATAGCCCGCCGCATAGCGTTTTAGTATTGTTTGCGCTATTTAATGTTGAAGATCCAAACATGCTACCGCCTCCCTAGAATCTCCTTCCTTTTTGTAGATTTTTACATGTAAATAACACGGTGTTATAACAATAGCACGGTTATGAGTCTGAAAATGGTTTAATGTAAAATGGCTGTAGCGCAGCGTATCCCGCCCCCCGTTGCACGTTTCGAGTACCAGCCAAGAACCCAATTCGTCGACTTTCATCAACGCAACGAACGTTGGGCCGCGATCGTCGCCCACCGCCGGGTGGGTAAGACCGTCGCCGCCGTCAACGACCTCGTGCTCCGGGCGCTGTACAACCCCCGTCAACATCCCCGGTACGCCTACATCGCGCCGTTCTATCGCCAGGCGAAGGACGTGGCGTGGCAGTACCTCAAGGACTCGACCCAATCTTTCGCCCGCCGCGTCCGGGAGTCAGACCTGCGGGTCGAGCTGTTCAACGACGCGTACGTCACCTTGTACGGAGCGGATAACCCCGACGCCCTCCGGGGCCTCTACTTAGACGGGGTAGTCCTCGATGAATACGGCGACACCAAGCCGTCGCTGTGGCCCGAGGTAGTCTTGCCGACCCTAGCCGACCGCCGTGGCTTCGCCGTCTTCATCGGCACCGCCAAGGGCAAGAACCATTTCCACGCGACCGTCGTTCGCGCTCGCACCTCCCCTCACTGGTTCCACCGCACGTTCAAGGCGTCCGAGACCCACGTCCTCCCGCCGGAGGAGCTCCAGGAGCTACGCGAGCAGATGTCCGCCGCTCAGTACGCCCGCGAGCTTGAGTGTGACTTCGACGCCGCCGTGCCGGGTACTTACTACGCCGACCTCATCACTGACCTGGAGCGCTCTCAGCACATCCACCCGACCCGTTACCCGCCGGACCTCAACTACCCTGTCCACGTCGCTGCTGACTTAGGGTTCAGCGACTCGACCGCGTTCTGGTTCTGGCAGGTTCTCCCCGATGGCCCCCGCGTCATCGACTACTACGAGAACCAATCAAAACCTCTCGCCCACTACGTCACGCATCTGCGCGCGAAGCCCTACCGTTACGACACCCTGTGGCTCCCGCATGACGCCCGAGCGCATACGCTTCAGACGGGTCGCACCACCGTCGAGCAGCTCCAGCAGGACAACTTCAACGTTCGCATCGCGCCGAACGTCCGCGTTCAGCACGGCATCGACGCGGGCCGGTATGTTCTCCCGAGACTCACCATCAACAGCTCCGCGTGCTACTCAGGCATAGAGGCTCTCCGGGCCTACCGTCGCCGCTACGACGAGAAAAACAAAGCCTATGCCGATACCCCGCTGCATGACTGGTCCAGCAACGGGGCGGATGCGTTTAGGTACATGTCGCTGGTCGTCAAGATGGCGCTCAAGGTCGAGCTCCCCCCGCTATCCCGCGAGGTCAGCCCCGACACCATGACCCTCGGGTGGACCCTGCAGGAGTTATTTGACGAGCACGATCAGCGTAGGATGCGTTTAAACGAAGGGCGGGTGTGACCCGTCACTCTTCGGGGGAGGGTTAACACTTGTCCGCGCAGATCGAATCACGGTCTGATTTCGAGAATCTCCAGGATTACTGGAAGGCCGAGCTTGATGCCTCGCACGAGATGCTGAAGAAATGGCACAAGCAGTCCGACAAGATCATCTCGCGTTACATCGACAGCCGTAAGTCCGATGACCGCCTCACCATCGGCACGATCGAAGCTAAACGCCTCAACCTGTTTAACTCGAACGTCCGCACGATGTACGAGCTGCTCTACGGGCAGGTCCCCCAGGTCGAGGTCGCGCGGGCGTACCTAGACTCGGCCGACGACGTGGCGAGAGTCGCCGCCAACATGCTGGAGCGCACGCTCAACAATGACATCGCCGATGACACCGAGCGTTATGACGACGTGTTGTGTAACGTCTTACTTGATCGGCTGCTCTCGGGTCTAGGTGTTGCCAGAGTCAGATACGCCGCCAAGATCGATACCGTCACCAGAATAGACCGCACCGAGACTGAGCATCTCCGGTGGGAAGACGCGCCCCTAGATTACGTCTACTGGGGTGATGTGCGCTGGAGCTGGACTAGAACGTGGAGCGACATGCGTTGGCTCGCGTTTAAGAGCTACCTCACCAAAGACCAGGTCAAGGCAAGATTCCCCAAAGTTGACGCCGACGGTCTCGAGTATCTCGCGCGTGGCATCGAGAGCGAGGAGAAAGCAAGCAGCAAAGAAGAGAAATCCGCGTGGCTGCAAGCTGAAGTGTGGGAGATATGGGATAAGCCTCGTCGCCAGGTCGTCTGGTTCAATGAACACGTTGATGACCTGCTCGACACGAAAGAAGACCCGCTGCAGCTCGTGAATTTTTTCCCGTGTCCGAAGTTCTTCATCGCGAATCCGACGACGACCCTCTACCTCCCGACGCCCGACTATCACCTGGCGCAAGACCTCTACAACGACATCGACTTGCTGCAGACCCGTATCGGTATTCTGACGAAAGCGGTCAAGGCGGTCGGCGTTTACGACAAGAACGCGGATGGCGTGCAGCGCATGTTTAAAGAGGGCACCGAGAACGATCTGATCCCGGTAGATAACTGGGCCTTGCTGGGCGAGCAGGGCGGCTTGCAGGGTGTGGTGGATTGGCTCCCCTTAGCTGACATCGTCGCGGCGCTAGACAAGCTCCGTGAATTACGTGATGAGCAAATTCAGTTGCTTTATCAGGTGACGGGGTTCTCCGACATCATGCGCGGGCAGCTCGATAACCAGTACGAGGGTGTCGGGCAGTCTAAGCAGAAAGTGAAGTTCGCTTCCGCGCGCATGCAGGCGATGCAAAAAGAGTTCGCGCGGTTTGCGTCGGACCTAATCGCACTCAAGGCCGAGGTCATCTGTCGGCACTTCGAGGCGCAGACTATTGCTGGTATGTCGGCGATGCAGTTCTCGCCCGACCAAGAGCTTCTGCCGCAAGCGCTGGAGCTACTGAAGAATCCCGATGTATCGCGACTGCGTATTCGCATCCAGCCCGAGTCGATGTCGATGGTCGACTACGCGGAGCTGCAAGCCGAGCGGACGGCTTACGTGCAAACGCTTTCGGTGATGCTGGAGAAGACTTTCCAAGCGGCGCAGGCGCTACCCGGCTCGGTGCCGGTATTGCTCCAGTTCTTGCAGTGGACGCTCGCGGCATTCCGAGGCGGGGACGAGATGGAGGGCGTGCTCGACCGCGCGATCGAGCAAGCGAACCAAGCGGCGCAAGCGCAGCAACAACAACCGAAGCAGCCTTCGCCCGAGGAGATTAAGGCTCAAGCCGCGATGCAGTTGGAAGATGCAAAACATCAGCACGCGATGGAGCAGATACAGGCGAACTTCGCGGGCGAGATGCAGAAGCGTTTAACCGACAAGCAGGCGGACTTCGAGACCTTCATGGCCGAGAGCCGACATGACATCGGCATACTCCAGGCCGAGCTCCAGGCCGAGCTCACCAAGATTCAAGCGAAGCTCCAGGCTGATACCGAGGAGCGCATCACCGATGCGCGGTTAAACGCCGAGGAGACGTTGACGACCGCTGAAGCCGAGGTGCGCAAAGACACCTTGGAGACGCGAAACGAAATCGTCAAAGAAGCCGCGAAGGCCAAGCTCGATGCTGGCGCGACCCGTAACGAAATCATCAAAGAGGCAGCAAAGGCGAAGCTCAATGCCGACGTACAGGCAAGATCGAAAGACGCTGAAGCTGATTGAAGTTAAGCAGCGTCGAGAACGCGCATCCGCGCCGACGGTGCTCGATGACATCAAGCCGTTCGTCTCACCCGTTGACGGCACGGTCATCACCTCGCGCTCGCGGCTGCACGACCACAACCGGCGGAACAACGTCGAGCCAGCGGGTGACTACACCCCGCAGGATTACATCAACCGAGCACGCGCGATGCGCGCCCGCATGGAAGGGCAAACGTCGGCTGATAAGCGCGAGCGTATCGAAGCCCTGATTCGAGCGGTGGAGAAAAAATGAACACGAACGTCATTGAGCAGGAAGACACGCTCAAGGCCGATTTAGAAGCAGCGATTAGCAAGACGCCCGAGCGGGATCCCGTCGGCGACGCACCGGCGGAAGCCAAGCGCGCGGAGCGGGTCGCCGCCGATGAGACGGCTTCGCAGCTTCGCGAGAAAGCGGAGGCGGAAGTTAGGGAGACGCCCGAGGCGGGTACTGACACGCCATCTGCCTCGGCTTCCGTCTCCGCCCCGGGCGCGCCCCGGAGTTGGTCACCCGCGTTACGTGAGCAGTGGGCCTCCGTACCGCCCGAGGTGCAGGCGCACATTTCGAAGCGTGAGCACGAGATTGCGCGGACGCTTCAAGCCGCGACCGAGCATCGACGTATCGCCGAGCGGTTCCACGCGGTCGTGGCGCCGTACCAGCCGATCATGCAGGCCGAAGGGACGAACGACCCGTTCGAGGCGGTGGATACGCTGTTGAAAACCGTGACGGTGTTCAACATTGGGAGCCCGCAGCAGAAAGCCGCGCGGATGGCGGCACTGGTTAAACACTACGGGGTTGATATCGCGCTGTTGGACGGCGAGCTGGCCGGTATCACGCCCACGCAGACGCCCGAGCTGAAGCGGGTCGAGGAGCTGTTAAACCAACGCTTGGCGCCGGTCGATAGCTTGCTCTCGCGGGTAAACCAGGCCGAGCAGCGCCGCGAGCAGGCGATGAACCAGAGCATTGACGCTGAGCTGGATCACTTTCGCGGAACGAATCCCGAGTTCTTCGAAGACGTGCGCTTGCAGATGGCAGACCTGATGGACCTCTACGCCGCGCGGAACCAGCCCCTATCGCTCGCCGATGCGTACAAGCTCGCGTGTCAGATTGACCCGCAGGTGAGCTCGGTGATCGCTAAACGGGGCACTGGCGGCGGCTCCCCAGCTATGCCGGGGAACGGGGGGAATGGTGCCGTTCCGACGAGCGTTCAGCGTAAGAGAAACGCCGCCAGCAGCGTTATTAGCCCTCCGGGTGGCGCGGCGGTCAAGTCGGGCGAAAAAAGTCTGCGGGAAGAGATTGAGGAGCAGCTTTCGCGGGCGAGCGTGTGATAGACTTTTCGTAGGCCAGCCGCAGGCCGCGCCCATCGGACTGAACCCCGAAGCCTGCCGTTAGAGCCCCAGCGCGCTTGAGCCTACCCAGTCGTTGAGAATTCGCAGGCCGCGCCCATCGGGCTAATCCCCGAAGCCTGTTGTTAGAGCCCCAGCGAACCTCAGCAGAGAACCAACCATTTTCTGTGGAGGATTCGCCATGGCTTTCGCCAATGCCAACATCAGCGATATCGTCGCGACGACCATCGAGTCTCGCACGAAGAAAATCGCCGACAACGTTACCAACAACAACGCCATCCTGCGGAAGCTCTCGATGCGAGGGCGCATTAAGACCTTCTCGGGCGGCAGCAAAATCCTGCAAGAGCTCTCCTTCGCCGAGAACGCGAACGCCGGGTGGTACTCGGGCTATGACCTGTTGCCGGTCGGCGTGTCGGATGTCATCTCGGCGGCTGAGTACACCATCAAGCAGGCAGCGGTGCCGGTCGTCATCTCGGGACTGGAACAGCTTCAGAACGCGGGCAAGGAGCAGATGATCGACCTGCTCGAAGCGCGCATCAGCGTTGCCGAAGCGACGATGGCGAACTTAATCGCGGAGGGGATTTACTCCGACGGCACGGCGGCGGGCGGTAAGCAGCTCGACGGGTTAAACGCGGCGCTTCCCACTAACCCGGCGCTTGCTCCCTATGGGGGCATCAACGGCGCGACGTTCACGTTCTGGCAGAACAAGGTTCAGGCCGGTGCGACCGCGACCATGCTGGCCGACATGAACTCGCTCTGGGCGCTCGTGACCCGAGGCCCCGATCGAACCGACCTGATCATGATGTCGAACTCGGTCTGGCTCGCGTACCTCGCGAAGCTCCAGGCGCAGCAGCGGTTCGAATCGCCCGAGGTCGGGCAGCTCGGGTTCCCGTCGTTGAAGTTCATCGACGCGGACGTGGTGCTGGACGGCGGCATCTACGATTTCGGCCGAACGGGTGCGGCGGCCAATACCGCCTACTTCCTGAACACGAACTACATCCACTACCGCCCGCACGCGGACCGGAACATGGTGCCGCTCTCGCCCAACAAGCGTTATGCGGTTAACCAAGATGCAGAGGTCAGCATTCTCGCGTTCGCGGGTAACCTGACCACGTCGGGGCGGAAGTTTCAGGGCCGGTTTAACTTCACGCCTTAAGTGAAGTTCGACAAGAAAGGGCTCTGGAAAACGGGGCTGACGATTTTAGTCGTGCTGATCGCGCTCGCCTTCATCGGCTGGCGCGTGATGCACGGCCCCACGTAGGAGGGCGACATGTCTAATCTGCCGACTTTCTTCGTCGACCCGGCGAAGCAACGAACGACTGAGGTTGCCGCCGCGCAGTGGTCGGGCGGTCTGAATCGCGGCGGGTCTAATGCGCCCGGCATAGGCATCAACACCGGGGGGTACGACCCCAAGGTGAGCGACTGGCCGAATACCACGTTTAACGGCGCCGCCAACATGCCGTACAACGGGGCTTCGGGCCATATCGGGTTGGTCTCGACCTCTCCCGCCAACCGCATCGCCGCGTTCCAGGGGGCGGACAACAACGACACCCTCCAGTTCGTGACCACTGCGGGCGCGATTGCTCCGGGTGGCGCGCTCATCACCGGTGTCGTCAACCGTACCGGGCTCACCGTTCCCTCGGGTGCGCGGGTCTGGGGCACGCTGACCGTCGCCGGCACGCTGCTGATGGGCGAGGAAGGCTTTGAGGAGGAGCAGGCGCAGCTCGCCAAGGAAGCCGAGGAGGCCGAGGACGAGGAAGAGGCCGAGGCTAAAGCGGACGCCGAGGCCGAGGCCGAGGTCGAGGAGGCCGAGCGGCGCGCCGAGGAGGATGCATCGGAGCGGCATACTCGCGCCAAGGGTGGTCGAGGCCGTCCGCGTGGGCGTTAAAGCATGAAAGCGGGTGGTATGAGGTCGGCGATTAACCGGATGTGCAAGGAATGCATCTACGACCCATTTGCGAGCCAGGGGACTTGGCGGCAGCAGGTCGAGGCGTGTACTGCATCGAATTGCCCCCTTTTCTCCCATAGACCGCGATCTTATGCCCCTAGGGGTACGGAGGTGGCGGGTCAGTCGGAAAATCGTCCTGTAGCGCTGTAGGAGGGCCTAAATGCCACCAGAAGAAGCTGGATTTGAACTGACCGAGATGGCGTTCTCGACCGAGAACACCGATGCGTACCAGCGGGGGCCTCAGCCGGGCGATGATAGCTTGCTGGTCAAGTTCTTCTCGCTCTCGGTTCGGGACGAGGGTAAATCTCGCGCCGCCGGGCGTCCGATTTACATCGATCGCGACCATGTTGAGATCAGGGTCTTAGGCGATCGAACGAATTTCATCGCGCGGGAGGCAACTCCTGCCGATATCGATCGGTTTCCCCGGCATTATCAGGCGTACAAGACGCGAACGACCACGAAGCCCATCGAGGGTACCCCCTTGGCTGAATGGGCGGTTATCACTCGCGCGCAAGTCGATGAATTGGCTTATTTCAACGTCCGCACCGTCGAGCAGCTCTCGCGCATCCCGGATAACCGATTGGGGGCTATCTTTGGGCTCGCGGGCCTGAAAGAGCGGGCGAAAGCGTGGCTCGCCGCGACCGGCGATACGCGGGCGGCGGAGGAGCTGGCGCGGAAGCTCCAGGAACGTGACCTCAAGATTGCCGAGCTCAGCCAGCAAATTGCTGGCTTGCAGGCGGCGGTTGCGAAGCTCCAGCCAAGTGTTGGGCTAGAGCGCCCGAGCCGAGTGCCCGAGGACGAAGAGGAAGAAGACGACGAGAACGATGATGACGACGGGGAGAAGCCGCTTGAAGACAGCGGTTTGTTCATCCCGCCAGACGCACTAGGTTTGCCTGAGAGCGACGAACCGGTGGTAGGGGCTACGGAGGTAGCGGCTCCGGTGGACAATGCGCCGATATTGCAGCGGCGCCGCCGAGCTTCGCGTGAAACCTAGATGGCCGCGCCAGCCGTCCCCAAGTCGGCGAGCATCAATGACATCCTGAACCGGGTCGCGGTCGAGATTGGACTTAGTCCAGAAGCCGATCCGTTCGGCTCGACCGCTGACTACTTCGTACAGCTAAAAACCCTGCTCGCGGTCGCCGCCGAGGAGCTGGCACTCGCGTGGAAGTGGCAGCAGCAAAACCGCGAGCACACCATCACGACCGCGCCGGGGGATACTGGCAAGTACCCGCTTCCGGTTGATTTCAATTACATGATCGACCAGGCGGGGTGGGTTCGTTCCAGCCAGCAGCCGCTTGCAGGTCC